TGCCCTTTGAGCCAGTCTTTAAGCGCATTATTCATGCGGGTTTGCCAACCTTTGCCCGATGCGCGAAAGGCCTCTAAAACGTCTACATCAAAGCGCACGGTAACGGATTTTTTAGTCACGGCTCTTTGTTTTCCTCGCCCTCGCAGCTTATCTTGCAACGATATGGGTAATTCTGAAAACGGCTTAAACAATGCCGGATCAACTAGGGACAAATCGCCGACTTCACCATCGGCATTAATAGCGGGTAAGGGATAATTCATGGGTAACTCCTTCTCTTTTGTTGGCTTTGCGAAAGCTGATAACACGAATGCCGCTATTGGTTTCACAGAACACCAGCACATGCAGCCGGTTATCCAAGTAGCCTATGGCGACAAAGCGCGATTCAGAATACTCAGCGCGTGTGTCTTGCCAAGCTTTCGCGGTTTCAAAATCAAAATCAACCGCACGCTCAAAACTAAGATCACGTTCTCGGATGTTCTTTGCATTTTTGGTGGGGTCAAATTCAATTTTCATGTTCTTATTGTAGTTACAAAAAGAAAAATAAGCAAGTTGTTTGTAACTACATTTTACGAGAATACTTAAGACGATGCTTAAAAATGTAACTTTCATCATCGACGAACGCACGGCTTTCCATGCCAAGCATACCATTGACTCTTTGCCGACTGATGGCTCTATGGTTGTGACTATTCAGAAGAAAACCCGAACACTGGCCCATAACGCGGTGCAATGGCCTATTTTGAACGCCTTTGCTAATCAGTTGCTATGGCCGGTTAATGGACAAATGGTCAAGCTTGAGGCAGAAGAATGGAAAGACATCCTAACAGCCGCTTACAAAGAAGAAACCGTAAGGCTGGCGATGGGCTTAACTGGCGGAATGGTGATGCTGGGTAAAAAGACACGGGAATTTAAGGTGGCTGAATGGCCGGAGTGGATGGCGTTTCTGGAATCGGTTGCGACTGATCGGGGTATTAAGATACCGCTGTCTAAACGGCAATGTGCGGCGTTGGGTTATGAGTAGGCTTACTGAATCAGCCCGTGGACAACCATGCACCGTGCGTTTAGAGAGCATTTGTAATCACAATCCTGAAACTGTGGTTCTGGCTCATTTGAACGGCGGCGGCATGGGCCTAAAGAAATCAGACTTACAGGGGGCGTTTTGCTGTTCAAGCTGTCATGACGAGATTGATCGAAGAACGCGCATTACTGACCGAGCTTATGCGGAACTAGCGCATAGGCAAGGTGTAGAACGAACTCAAGAGTATTGGCTTAAAAATGGCTACATCAAAATATAGAAACAAAAAGACCGTCTGCGGAGGCATTACTTTTGACTCGATGGCCGAAGCCAAGCGCTATGAGTATCTAAGCCTGCTGGAGCGCTCAGGGCATATTAGCGGCTTAACGATGCAGGTCAGATTTGAGCTAATCCCTAAGCAGGTAGGTACGTTCTTTTTAGATGATGAGATTCCTGTAGTAGTTAAAGAAAGGGCGTGCCACTACATTGCAGATTTTCAATATAGACAGGGCGGAAGTACAGTTATCGAGGACGTAAAAGGTTTTAAAACCAAAGATTACATTATTAAACGCAAGCTCATGCTTGAAAAGCACGGCATAACCATAAGAGAAATTAAATGACACTAGACGCATTAATTTATTTCGCCACCATTTTATTCATGATCTGGGTATGGCTTGAGGCGGCTAGATGGTAGATATATCAATAGCTATTTTTTTAGGGATTTCAAACGGTAGTCACACTTGGGAGTTATGGGAATGGTACTGATTACACTTACACGAGAAGAAACCCTGAATATTTTAAAGGCGTTATCAAGACTGGATGGTTACTTAATGGCTATACCGAAAACGTATGACATATTCAGCGAGTTAGATTACCCGATTGACCTATTAACTAACAAGCTATTGGAAAAGCAAGATGATCGACTTTGTTGAAAGATTGCTTGTGAAAGTATTTTTAAGCCTATTTTTAATCATCGCAAGTCCTGCAATTTTATGGTTCATAATTAGAGGAAAGTAATGTGGATATTAACGCGCTATCGAATTACGCAACGGTACGACAGAAAGAAATTCTAGGCGCTATACAATCTGAAGGAAGCGAATTTAAAGCAGGTCTTAAGTTAGGCATACACCACACAACCGTTAATAAAGCTTACAAAGCCGTTAAGTATAAAGCGGCAATGCAGGGCTGGTCGCCAGACCATGGTTTAGTCCACGCATTACCAGATGGCCTCAAATTAAAAGGGACTTCTACTTTATACGATATGGAGACCGGGGCAGCTAAGATTCAATGGGTTAAGTCCTTAGTCGATAAAGAGCGTCAAGAGGCGATATTTTTAGAAGCCTTAGAAGGTTTTGCAGAAGCAATACCTAGATCAGAAAAAGTTAAACCACCTGAGCTGACTGATGACAATTTATTAGCTTGCTACCCAGTGGGTGATCATCATTTTGGTATGCTAAGTTGGCATGAGGAAACGGGTGATGATTATGATTTATCTATAGCAGAAAGCTTACTCAGAGGCTCTATAGATTATCTGATTGAGTCAGCACCTCATGCTGAAACTGCTTTAGTCGCAATCCTTGGCGACTTCATGCACTACGATTCCTTTGAGGCTGTCACACCCGCCCATAAGAACTTACTCGATGCAGATAGCAGGTTCCCTAAGATGGTAAGGGCTGCCATCAAAACCCTACGCTACATGATTGCTCAATGCTTACTTAAGCATCAAAAGGTTCATGTCATTATTGAGATAGGTAATCACGACCCGTCAAGCTCAATCTTCCTTATGGAATGTTTCCATAACCTCTATGAACATGAACCCCGCGTCACTATAGATCGATCCCCTTCTCATTTTCATTACTACCGTTTCGGTAAAGTCTTAATTGGCACACATCACGGCGACAAAGTTAAGAGCGAAAAACTGCCAATGATAATGGCAACCGATAGGGCTAAAGACTGGGGAGACACTGAGCATAGGTATTGGTGGACAGGTCATATACACCATGACAGTGTTAAAGAGTTCACAGGCTGTAAGACAGAGAGCTTTAGAGTCTTAGCGCCGCTTGATGCTTATGCAGCTAATGCAGGCTATCGATCAGGGCGTGACATGAAAGCAATAATTATGCACAAAGACTTCGGAGAGGTTGAAAGGCACATCATTAATTCACAAATGCTAGGAATAATATGAACAAGCAAATTGATAACATAAACCATCCAACGCATTACACTCAAAGTGCGATTCAACCGATTGAAGTTATAGGAGCATGGAAGCTATCTTATTGCCTTGGTAATACGATCAAATATATAGCAAGAGCAGACCATAAAGGCAACAAACTAGAGGACTTACAGAAAGCTCGATGGTATCTCAATAAAGAGCTAGAAGATCTTGAAAGGAATCGCTGATGGCTGATATATGCGACCAAGCGGACATACAGCAGCAAACACTACTAGACGCGATGATTAAGAAAGCTAGGGGTAATGTATCGATTGAAGGCTCTGGCCTGTGCCTAGCATGTGGTCATGTAGTGAGTGCGGTGTATGTTAAGGGTAACGCCATGCTACCTAGATGGTGCTGCATTGAATGCCGTGATGTTTGGGATAAAGATAATTAATAGCTTTTATTTTCTGGAAAATACACATGTATAGCAACTATGAAAATCAACGATTAATCGATAGAAATGAACCTAAATTTATAGGTTGGGCCACTGACAGAGAAATGGAATATTTAGATAATATCGGTACAAGTGTCCCACCTGAACATCAAAGTTTTGTAAAAGTGGAATATTTAAGAGGCTATCTAAAAGCCGCTAGTTCACGCATAGACTGGGGCAGTATTAATAAAATACAGGTGATTCGATATGCTACGCAATTACTTCAAGATGCTGTTGAGTGCGCTATATGATGCTAATTTTCGATTAATTAAATAGTGTTATAATAAGCCACACCTCCGCGTAACAGGCAATAGAAGCTATTGCGCTCAATTATTTAATGGTAATAATCAATGTCTATCAGCGTAACTATCACTAAAACGGATCAGGGCACTTTTACTGTCGCTCAGGGCGATGCAATGCAAGACGCAAGTCAAGTACCCGCAGCGCCCGTTGATCCTAATGCACCTCCTGCAGCTCCTGCAGCTGTCCCCACTCCTGATGCTGACGCTGATACAGATGGCACGCAAGGGCAACCAGCTCCCGATTTAATCAGCGCTTTAAAGATGGCCGCCGCTATATTGTCAGCCGATAAAACACCTTCTGCTTATCAGGGCGGATTTGATGC